ATCAGCGTCGGTTACTACTCGCCGAAGCTGAACCAGGCCGCGCGTAACACCCCCGGCATGCGCTGGGACTCGGAGCTCAAGGCACATGTGGGCTACGTCGATGCGGTCGAGCAGATCGTCGCGCGCTTGAAAGAGCTAGGGCTCAAGGCACCCGAGCCCCCGACTAATGCTCGGAAGTGGCCGCACAACTTGCTGGTTTCCTACGACGGCGCGCGCGACTACCAGAAGGAAGGCATCGACTTTCTCATCAACCAGGCAGGCTCGGGCGCACTCTTGGCGGACGACATGGGCGTCGGCAAGAGCTTCCAGACCGTCAAGGCGGTCCGAGCACTTCGCCGGAAGACGATCATCGTGTGCGAAGCTCACGTCCGCGGCGTGTGGGAACGAGAGCCGGAGTTCGATGACAAGGGGGGCGAGATCGCGAAGTGGTGGCCGAAGGCGCACGTCTTCAAGCCGTACGGTGTCACACCCGAACCGATACCGGCGAAGACCGACGTCGTCGTGATTCACTACGACATCATCTACGCCTGGGTCGACGTGCTCCTCGAGTGGGCTGCGGACGACATGACGATCGTCTTCGACGAAGCGCAGATGCTTCTCAACCCGACGTCCAAGAGATCGACAGCGTGCCGCGCGTTGGCGCACGTCGCGCGCGGGCGTATTGCGCTCACCGGCACGCCGCCAGTCGACAAGGTGAAGGATCTACACAACGTCATCGACACGATTAGCCCCGGGCGGTTCGGTGAGTTTTTCGGTTTCGGATTGCGCTACGCCGACGCGCAGCAGAAGGAGGTCGACGGTCCCGAGAAGACGAAGAAGCTCGTGTGGGACTTCTCCGGGCGATCGAATGTGAAGGAGCTCCGACAGCGGCTCGACTGGTTCTGTCTTCGTCGAACGAAGCGGGAAGTGCTCAAGGAGATCCCAGCGCTCCAGCGACAGATCGTCGACGTTCAAGTGCCTCCCAAGTACCGCACCGTGATGAACGCGCGTCTCGTCGAGGACAAGAAGAAGATGCGCATGGCGCTCGACAGCGCTGCCGACGGGAAGTTCAAGAGTGTTCTCGAGCTGGTTCGAGGGCATCTGGAAGCCGGACAGCGAGTCGTCGTCGGCACGCACCGTCGAGCTGTTTGCGAGAAGATCTGCGATGTGATCTCCGAGGTCGCGCCGACCAAGTTCATCCACGGCGGCGTGCCGCTCACGAGGCGGAACAAGATCATCGCCGAGCTTCGCCGCGTCGAGGGCCCCGTCTGCTTGGTCACTACTATCGACAGCACGGCGACGGGCATTGACTTGACGTTCGCGAACGTTGGCGTCATCGCCGAGCTCGTGTGGGAGCCACGCGATCTCGTGCAGTGGGAAGCCCGAACGCATCGGTTCGGCGCGTCCACGACGAATCCAGTGCTCATTCAGTACGTCATTGCGCGTGGCACCGGCGACGAGCTCATCCTCCACGCTGTCATCAACAAGCTCGACAACTTCCTCGACCTCGTCGAGACCGACAAGGGCGACGGTTTCAAGGAAGCTCTCGTCGGCGAAAAGGACGTGGGTCTCTCGAGGCTTGCCGCGGCGTTGAAGAAGATGAGCGAAAAGGAGAAGAGGTCAAAATGAGAACAGACAGACGAAGGCGAAACCGAAAAACGGGACGTTCGGCGAGAAGGAAGCAAGAGGCCACGCCGAAGACGAAGAAGGTCGTACGCCAATGAGGATCGACATGCGAGATCAACAAGCGATCCGAGATCAAGTGCACGCTGGGCTCGCGGCTTTGCGGGTTCAGGGGCGACAGATCTGGGGCAACGACAAACTGGCGCTCGCCGGGATCGTGCTTCGGCTGACGGTCGGCGTCGGCGATCTCGCACGGCTCGCACGCGACACGCACCCGCCAACCGCCGCGGCACCATGGCGTCACGAGCTCAAGAAGGAGCTCGGCAACATCATCTTCTCGACGATCCGCTGGGTCGACGACCTCGGCCTCGACGTGCTCGAGTGTCTCGATCTCGCCATCGAGGCGCAGGAGAAGTTCGCGAAGTCGGGGAGACCGAGATGAAGGGCGGCTTCGAGACCGGCGCTCTGGTGCGCCTGAAAAGCGGTGGTCCGAAGATGACCGTGATGCAACGCACGGGCGATCAGTGCGCGTGTTGTTGGTTCGTGGCCGATCAGGAGCACCATAGATCGTTCCCGACGGGCGCGATCGAACGTGCTGGATTTCTAACAGGAGATTTGTTCGAGAAGTACGATTTGATTTTGGAGTCTTGGCCCGCGAGCTCACTAGGCATTCAAGTCGAGCGCCTCACGGGACCTGTAGAGGAGCACCGTCGCCTCGATGGTCCTAAATCTGGATCGGCGCTGCGTGACGCGCTCGAACTCATTCACGGAGAGAGCGTCGCTGCCGAGTATCGGGTGAAAATTGTAGACGTGAATCGAAAATCGTTTCGCGGCGTCAGTCAAGTTGCGTTGCCGGACACGCGGCCTGGATTCGCCGGGAAGAAGCCTCGGAAAGTTGCGAAGTCGGGGAGGCCGCGGTGAAAGTCCGCGCCGGCAACCGCTACGTCGAACGTCCGGCGCGCGAGCTGCTCATCGAAGCGCTGGGGGCGCCGCTTCTCTTGTTCGTGTTCTTGAAAGCAATGCGTGGAGGTTGGTGAAGATGACCGAGATGCAGTGGTGGAGCGCCAAGCGCGCCGGAGAAGAATTCGTCACCCAACGAGTGCTCGTAGTAGGGGATTACATCGCGGTGTCGCTCGGGTCAGGTATCGGCCCTGGAGATTTGTGGGACGATGCGAAGCGCAGGATCGAAAACCACGGATGGGTATGGACCTGTGAAACCGTTACGTTGAACGAGGCGACGGTGTTCGACAAACCGCGCCAGGACGCCGTGAACCATCCCCCGCACTACAACGCCCATCCGAGCGGCGTGGAGTGCATCACGGTCGTCGAGCACTTCAACTTCAACCGAGGCAACGCGATCAAGTACATCTGGCGTGCTGGGGAGAAGGGGCACGAGTTGGAGGATCTCAAGAAGGCCGAGTGGTACTTGCGCAGAGAGATCGCGCGGCTGGAGAAGGAGAGCTCGACGTGAACAAGATCCTAGAACTGCGGATCGACGGCTTCTGTTCCTTGGAGGACTACGGAAAGAAGGCTGATGGCACGCAGGATATGCGTGTTGTTCGTGGCTACAAGATCCTACTCGTCGAGAATCGCGCGCGGATTTTGTTCGAGGAGACGTTGCCTAGAGAGAAGGTGCCGGCGAACCCGACGCAGTTTCTCGCGCGTCGAGTAGCGGACATCCTCACCCCGTATCTTCCAAGAATCGATCCGGAGGAGCTATGCCTCGTCGAGTAAAAAGGACCCGTGTGCCGAAACGCACCTCTTCCGATGATCGAGTCGAACTGATCATCAAGGGAGGGCAGGGGTACGTCGTGGCGCGAGGCGTGGAGCAACCGGAAAACTTCGACAACGAACGCGGCGCCTACGTCGAAGTCGGGCCTCGGCACACGGTGGCGTTCAAAATCACGCAGGCCGAAGCGATCGACGCTGCGATCGTGATGTTGGCGGCGGCTGGGCCTCACCTCAAAGACTGTTTCGAGCATCAAGAGGTGCTCGTGGGGCTTCTCGAAGAGTTGGGGATCCTGGAAGCTATAAAGGCGCCCAAGTGACCCCCGGCCTCATCCTGAAGCTCGAGGACGCGCCGAAGGGCGTTCGCCTCATCGTCTGCGGCGGACGCGACTACGCCGACCGTGAGCGTGTCTTCGCGGTCCTCGACGAGCTCCGCCCATGCGAGATCGCGCAAGGCGAGGCCACCGGCGCAGACAGTCTCGCCAAAGCGTGGGCAGCGGAGCGAGGGGTACCCTGTGCGCGGTTTCCAGCGCTCTGGAACGTCGAGGGAAAGTCGGCGGGCCCCAAGCGCAACCGTCGCATGTTCTCCGGCTTCGAGCCCGACGGCACCGTCGCGTTCCCCGGCGGTCGCGGCACGGCGGACATGGAGAACGTGACGATCGACGGCGGGGCGTGGTTGGTGAGGATCCGATGAAACGCGCAAATAAGAAACGGCGTTGCTGCGTCATCGGTTGCCGAAAGAGCGCGCGGACCTACATCGCGGGACCGTTGATCATTGAAAAAGGACAGTACGCAAGTATCGCGCTCCCGATTTGCGCCGCTCACGAAGAAGCCCATAACGCGGCCCGATTGCTTACGGGGAAGGGCTAAATGGGCGCCAAAGAAGAAGAGACCGGCAACGTCGTCCCGGGCCCCGCCATCATGGGCGAGCCGTGGTGGCTGATTCGGAGCGGCCCGACGGAGATCTGCTGCCACATGGCGGCGAGTTGGTTCGCGGCGCGCGACATCGGACGGAAGTTGACGGAGCACGAGAACGTTTCGGCGGAACAGATTCAGAGAAAGAAGAAGGAAGAAAACATGATCAAGATCTTGAAAGAAGAACCTGTCGTCTCCATTCTTGCGGAGATGAGCCTGAGCGCCACCGGCGTCGACGAAATGGCCGAATGGGTGCGTTCACGGAATCCGAAGTGCATGCCGGATGAATATCAAGCAGGTCACCCGGCGGCGTACCAGTCGCTATTTCCTTACGACATCTCGACCGTCGATGTATCGGACAACGAGCTCCTCGTCGAGCTCGCAGGCCGCAAGTGTTACAACTCCTTCGGCCTCAAGGCGGGTCGCAAGTCGAACGCGGAGTACATCGCGAACACGCAGCAGGGCGACGTCCCGCACGCGAGCATCATGTACCACGCGAAGATGACGTTCTTCATCGCGGGCGTTTCGCGTCGCGTCTCTCACGAGCTCATCCGCCACTACGTCGGCGCCGACCGGACCGAAGAGGGCTCACCATCGCAAGAGTCGACGAGGTACGTCGAGCATTCGGGGTGCTACGTCGCGCATCCGGCGATCCTCGACAACCCCGAAGAGCTGGCTCTTTTCGGTAGCGCGATGGGGCGCAACTATGCCGAGTACATCAGTTACATCGCGCGGTGCGAGGCGGTGTACAAGCGCGATCACGCCGGTGCGGGCCCGATCGGGATGGCCCGCAAGCGCATCTTCGAGAGCGCTAGCCCGTACCTCTCTCACGCCTGCGAGACGTCGTTCGTGTGGACTACAAATCCGATCGCGCTCGCGAAGATGTTCAAGGAGCGCGACAACGAGGCGGCCGATCTCGAGTACCTGCGCCTCGCGCGGAAGTGGAAGAAGCTGTGCGTGGCGCGCTGGCCGGGGCTGTTCCCGCAGCCGTGGATGAAGCCGTGAGAAAGGCAGCACAAGACGTCGTCCCGCCGCCGCGCCCAGTGTGCGCATCTATCCGGTGCTGCTACGTCTGCAACGCACCGCGCCCCGAACACGGCATCGGATGGGAGGCGTTGGAGCGAAAAAACCTAGACCCACAGGACCGTTGCCCACGGCATCGTGAGGAGCGTCCGACGATTGCGACGCTCGGAGAATTGGTCGGCGCTCGTCAAGGAAAGAAGAGGTCTAGACCATGACCTTCTACGTTCAGATCCCCTGCTTCGTCTCGAAGGAACATCCCAACCGCACGGCGACCCCTAACAGTTGGATCGAAGTCGAGGTTCAAGCGAATTCACCGCTCGAAGCCATCAGGCGAGTCGAGCGAGCGCTCATGTCGCTTTCCGTCGCTACGACGCCGATAGAGCCCGACGAAACTTCAGCATGAACACCGAGGACGAAGAGGAAGCGCCCACCACGGTCCGCTCCGCCCGCCCCGAGGAGCTTGCGATCCCGAAGCAGCGGCGCGGATACCGCCCGAAGAAGACGCTGTCATCGACCGGCGACATCGAACGGATGGTCGACGAGATCGAGAAGAAGGAAGGGAAAGTCGAGTCCGTGTTCGTGATGGTGCTGCTCCGGTACACGCGGAGTCTCGAGTCGACGAACAAGGCGCAGAAGGAGATCGTTCAGAAGCTTGGGCGGGAGCTGGCTGCGCTGAGGATGAAGAAGGGGGTTCGTTGATCGTGGGAAAGGTTCGGCATGAAGAAGTTTGCTGATCGCTGCCCCGGAAAGAAACCGTACCGAGGTTACCTCGCACCGTGCTGGCGTTGCGGTGCATTGGTTGTCCACGCCGAGAAGACAGGAAAACCGTTTCATATGCACAGTCGGTCGAAGAAGTGTGCAACCGCCGGTGTAACCCGACTTGCGTATCGAGCGCAGTAGATTTACTATTTCAAGACTCACGGGGCCGAATTGATTCGACGTGGGAAGGAAGGACGAGTCAGCGTGCAGAGGCGCCCGGCCTCTAAAACGGGCACACGTAGTTGCGAACGATAACGCATCCCGCATCGCGGCCTGAAAAACCGCGTAGCCGTCCGCCGGTGAGATAGTTCTAGTAACCGAACGGGCGCAACACGAGAGCTGGGCAGCACGAGAGCGCTTCGGATAGCGCTGCCGAGGAGAAGTCGAAGCTAGGTCGCGCCCGAACGCGCGAACTCAGTCGCTGGGGATATGGCGACCACGCACGTGGACGATGATTCGACCAGAGAGCTCGCGGACCCGGAGTCGTTCTCCGGCGGCTCCACTCCTCC